TGCAGTGCGTTTACTAAGAAATAATTTTTTTCATACTTATCAATAACTTCTCTCTGCTTTGGTGTTAGAAGTGCCAAAGATGTGCTATCGCTATAGGTCCATCCGTATTCCAATAAAAGATTAAATCCCTTGGTTAACCCATTATCGCTTTGCTTTGGTGGTCTTCTTATCAACTCTTTATAAGTAAGAATTTTAACTTTATCAGAAAAACCTGTGCCAACCGCAGGACCGCCCAAGTTGCTTTTATAGGAGATACCAGCAACTCGACCTTTATCAATTGCTGGTTTTCTTATAAAGGTCTCATATGATGAAAAGAAAAACTGTGCATTTAGTGTAATAGGATCATAATCACCAGTGATATCGTACCTTCTATTAACAGTTAACGATTGAATACCTGCGCCTTCGCCCCTGGAAGTTGTATTACGATTCCGAGTAAAAAAGTCTATATCAAAAGATTTGTTAAAAATTATTGGTACAGCATTCTTTTTTATGTCTTCAACTTTATTGCCAGCAGTATCATCAATAACGTAGAACTGAGCATATGGAGTTAAAAGAGACAAAGTTTCAGACTTTATGTTTTGCATCAAATCAACATGTTTTTCCTTATCTTTTGGTTTGGAGTTCCTGGCGTATGATTCAAACTCACACCCAAAAGAAGGGTGAAGTGAAATTAAGTTTGAATTTGAAAATTTTGTAAGATTTATAAACTGCTGTTCTTTTATATTTTGATACAAATAAGCATCTGCTGACATATTACTAATTTGTGGCAAAATAACTTGAGTCAACAACTGCTGTTGCTCTTTTGTTTGCTTTTGGTCAGAAGTGACTACAGGTAAGTAAAAGTCCATTTAGTACCCCATTGCTGATAAAATAGAACCTAAAGAAGTTGGTATTCTAATTACATCACCGGGACTAATATGACTTTCAGTTGGTTTTTTGTTAAACCAAGCAATTACCCACCAATAAGTTGCATCACCATAGTATGCTTCTGCTAATTTGTGATATCTATCACCCATGGTCCAGACTCTATCAACATAATCTAATTCTAGCATCTCTTCAAAAGTAGGGTATTGAATATTTATTGTTTGAAGTATTGGCATATAACTTCTTCGGTTTTTATCAAATTTTTCGATATAAACTCTTCTATAATCCAAATCGTTTAAGTTTTGTTCTTCTGTTCTTTCGTAACGTGATCCCATTTTTAAACCCTAACTTAATATTTTTGCTTCTGTTAAATCACCAGATATGCCAAACCTTGACTTTAAATCTTCAGGCGATGGTCTCTGAATTGGATTAAAAAAACTGTTTTCTGTTCTGTATGGATAATCTGTTTTAGAATTAAACTCGCCATTTACAAAACCCACTACGCTTTCATGAAGAACTGACATTGTAAAAGAAATTGTGTATGATCTAAAAAACAAATTATTTGTCCCTTCATTAGATTTACTGAAAAAGAAACCATTTGATATATCTGGATTAAAAGTGAAAGATGTTATGTATCCTAACAATCCCCTAAATGTAAATCTATGATCTGCAATTAAATTTGCAAATTTTACTCTCACCAAGGGTGGTGATCCGATGATTATATCTTGTTTGATTTTGTTATAAGAAGGATAAATGTTTTTAATAAAAGTGTTTATCTTCTTTAAATTTTCATTTGCGTCAGCGGCATCAAAACAAGGTATTTTTAAACCCAATGAAATAGTCCTTGTGGTACCAGCGTAAGATGGAATGGGATCTACCCTGCCATAAACACTGTTTGGTGTAAAACTTGTTGAAAAATTATCGCTATAAGATGCCACATAAGCAGGAAAACTTAATGCATTGGTTGTTAATATATTAGTTAATGCTGTTTGCCCACCAGAAGTTGGAAAAGAAATTCTAATATTTGAAAAATTTAGTCGGTTTCTTAATTCTGCCTCTGCTGGAAGAGCGGTTGCTAACGTCGGGTCATTGCCCGCCGATCCAAACAACTCATCGCCAAGTCCACCCGGTCCTTGAACTAAACTTTCAACTACGTCTGTAACACCTATTGCCATGATATAAATAGATTAAATAAAACAAATTATTTATCCGCTTTTCGGTTTCGGATTTCTTTTACGTCGCCCGATCACTTCCTGTCCTGCTTTTGTCACTTCTTCTATGCCCTTTGCCACGCCTTTCGAAACTTTATCTGCCAATCCTGCAATATTCTTATTGAATTTTTTTATTTCTGAGGATTGTTCTGTCTGATTATTGTTTAATTTCTCTAATGTTTTATTCAACACTTCTAGTTGTTTTTGACCCGCTTGCAATTGGAATGCTGTTTTCATTCCGTCAATCGACTCTTTAAGTGTAACAAACGCACGCTTTGTTTCATCCCTAATACCGCCAGCAGCGGCTTTTCTTGCTTGTTCAAATTTTTGCAGTGCTGCCTCAGTATTTAATCCTTGTGTTAACGCAGTTCTAATAGCGTCTGCTGGTAAATTATATGCCCTTTGTAAAACTAAACCTAGCGCTCGTCTCTGTGCCGGGGTTTGTAACCTCTGATATGCTCTGCTAAAACTCTGCAAAGATGCTCTAATGCCTCTTTCCTGCTCTGCCGGATCCGAACTCATGATTGCCCTAATATCAACTTCTGCGCCGACCTGGGAAGCAATCTGAGATAACCTACCTGCAAATTGTGTTCTACCTTGAATTGTCATCAAAGAGGACAACTGTTTGGATACTGCCTCGCCAGTTGTGCCAATTGACCTACCAAACGCCTCTGTTTGCACTGCCAATCTTCTCATATCTTCTGTTGAAGAACCAAAAACAACATTTGAGTTTAGCAAACTTTGGTTTAAGTTTAGAAGAGTGTCAACCGGCAATCCCGCTTGGTACGCCATTTCAACCAACTGCTCGCCCATCTTCTGTGCATCAGTTGCAGTGGTTCCCATTTGAAGACCAATGCTTTTTGTAAAACCAATCAGTTTTGATTTATCAATAACTTGAGAAGTTTCTGCTATCTTTTTTGAAACTTCAATAAAATTATCACCAAATTTGCCTACTGGTGCAAATCTAGTTGCCGCGATAAATTCTTTATAGGTGTCTGTAAAAGTACCAAAATTAAAACCACCTGTTTCAACACTTCTATTTAATTCAATAAAAGCATTTTTTGCTTCCTCTAACGCCTTAGCGCCATCTACACCAATTGTTTGGTTAAAAGACTTTTGTGCAGTTTCAACTTGCGTTAAATATGTATTAAGACTTGGTAATCTTTTTTCTATAGTCTCTGTAAAAAAATCAAGAGTGATAGCAATCGCTGAAGACTGCGCCGCTGCCCCTGCCGCACCAACAAAACCGGAAAAAGTATCATTAAACTTATCAATTAAGTTTTTTGCTTGAGTGGGGTTTAACCCCTGTGCCACCAATAGTGATTTAAATTGGTCAGAAGCATTTCGATAACCTGTACCAAGAAAGTCTACTAATTGCTGTTGTGTTGTTGGTGGTGCCAATTTTTATTCCTCTTCGGGTATGGTATGCATTTCTTTATGGAGTTCAGAAAATTTTTCAATAATCCAATCCCTTTTTGAAATAGGTAATTGAATTAGATCCGAATAATTCCACCCCCCATTTGATACCATATATATGAAACTTTCATATATACCCTGTACATAATTAGAATTCAGGGAAAAAAAAGTTTCCCTGAACGGGCATACCTCCTTCGTTCTGATGTCCACACTCAGTGCATGTAGACTTAACGGTTGTGTTTAACGAAGGAACAGTAGACTGATATGCTTTAAGAAACTTTCTTGAATCCAAGATCTTCATATTCTCTACAAGAGCAGAAATTGATTCCGCTTTATCATCACCATTGACAGATAAAATAACTCTTTTGTAAAACTCTGTATTAAAGTTTGTTTTAATATTCAAAGATTTCATCTTATCTACCGTCTTTGTTATTGATTCAATCTCATCAGGTAGAAGATGATGAAACTCAACAATAGTCTGAGATTTTGGCAATTCAACAATGAAAGATCCCTTTGGTGTTTTTTCATAGTCTGATGTTATATCATCAGGTTCAAAAGAAGATAAGTCAACATCCCATAAATAAAAATTTTGACACTTGTTGCAGGATAAGGTCACAGTATATTCTGGACCATATGCCTCGACTCTTGCTGCAATCATCACTGCCATCTTATCTGCATCAATCATATCTTTTGGTCGAACGTCCGCTAAAAGAATAGATTCAAATAGTTTGTCAAGAACAACACCATTTTCTATATAAGATTGATTTGTTAAGATATCTTCCTCTTTAGTTGTCATCATCTTAACTTCAACTTTATCAAGACCATGAAGTGGATGACCTTCTGGATAAAAGTCACCGCCAGATGGAAGATTAACAAAGTGTGTCATACCTCCATACTTGCTGGAGGATGAATCATCCATATTAAATTTTTGCATTTTAACCTCTTTTAATAAGTTTTAGTTGTGCCGATGTTATTTACATAAGTTAGACTTGCCCAATCGTAAGTTACTGTAAATGTAGTCCCCAATAAAGAAGCGCCAGTGTAACTCAATGGAGAGAACTTGATTCCTGTTACAAAAGCATTGTATAGAGTCCATTGTTCATATACATCACCATCAGGGTTGATTATTTGAACCGCAACTTCACCCATTGATTCCATCAAACTAGCCTTACTCATATCCTTAAGGTTGTCAACATCAACTTGATTAGGGTTATCATAACCCAATTCTTTATATTTTTTTAGAGCAATACCAGAAATAGAATCCAAAAGTCCATTATCAAACGATTCTCTCACAGTAAATGTGATTGGTTCCCATGTTACAACACCGCTTGGATTTTTAAATTTCCAATTTAATAATTGAAACTCTTCTGCTGCACCAAAGTTTGGACTTGGACGTGATACATCAGAAACCATCGCAACTGGAATACCACGGACCCTTAATAAAAATCGCCAGTTAGACTGTAAGGACATCCTTACAGCGTTGGGCACCGCAACAAGATCAAGTTGCTCTTGACTCGCTGCCTGTGCCCTTAAATTTGCTCTTCTTTGTATTTCAGATAAAGTAGACATTTATAGTAATTATGCTACTGTTGTATTTTGGTTTGCCTCAAAGATTTCTAAATCAGCATAATCATATTGAAAATCTAATTTAACTGTGTTGATAGCATTGCCGCCATACTGTAAGTTTGAGTAAGTTACACCGTTAACAAAGGGGTTTCTTAAAGTCCACTTCTCAACCACATTGCCATCTGAATCTAAAACTTTAATTGCAATGTCACCAAGGTTACCATTTACAAATCTTTCTTTAGAAAAAGTTGTTCGCCAACCTTCATTGTCGGCAGTCCAAGTTGAGGGAGTGTTATAACCTGCTTTCTTTACAACATCCAATACCAAACCAGATACATCAGGGTCAATTGGTTCAACCAATGTTACAGATACATCATTCCATTGCAACTTGCCTGGGAATTTAAATTGATGACCTAAGAATTCATGTTGTACCTGACCACTGAATCTTGGACTTGGACGGGATGCGTCTGTTACAACCCATGCTGGAATCTCACCCAAAGTCAAGATAAATTTAAACTGTCTCTTTGGTTCAATTTTAACTGACGCCCATGGTGGAATTGGTGTTGATTTATTTGGCATTGTTAATCTCCTACTCTCCTATTAATTAGTTTAATCCTCAAAAGATGCGCCAGTGTTGGTAATGATGAAGTCAACAGCAACGAACTCAATTGCTCTTGTTGGTTTCAAGTAGACCTTAGCGTATAGAATGTTTCTATCAATAAGGTCTGGTGTTGTTGTTGTCTCATCGAGAACCAACTTGTACTCGTCTAAACCAAATCTTGCCTGCACATCTGCTAAGAATGGGTTTGCCTGACCGATAAAGCGTGCCCATGTGGCGCGAACGTTTGGTTCAAACAAGACACCAGCAGCAATGTTTGAGATGCCCTTCTTGATAAAGATTAACAATCTACGAACATTAATTCTATCCAATGCGCTTCTTGTAACCTGTAGGGTCTTTTGACCAAAGATTACAATACCCTCATTTGGGAATGAAGCAATTGGGTTAATGTTGGCGTCGTATAGAAGGTCTCTATCTTGCGCTGTAAGTTTCTGTGTGACGTTAACAACAGGTAGACCAGCAACGCCGCTTGAAAGTCCACCACGGTTGAATCCTGCGGGTGCAAACCATGGTGCTCTGACTCTATCTGTGTAGGACATAGCACCGATGGCAGCAACTGATGCTGGCATGTAAACCAACTGACCTTGTAGAGTATCTCTAATCTGAACGAAGGGGTAATAAGCGCAACCATAACTTGAGTTGATCTGGCGATTCTTCAAGTTGGTGATTGTGTCACTTAAGTTGGGGTATTGTTTACCCTTATCATCTTCGTGAGATGGTTGGAAATCGCCCTTTAGATCGATAACTGCGAGAGCGTCTGCTCTTGCTTCAGCAGTATTGATGAGGTGTGTAGTTAACTGCTCGTTGGTAATACCAGGAACTGATACTAAGTTGTAAGGAACGAACTCAGGATCTCTAAT